CTTTAGAGGAGTCTGTCAAAGGCATAGAGGGAGTACAAGACGAAGCCTATAAACCAAGAGGGGCTGATGGACAGCGTTATGCTGAAAATGCTTCTGAGGTATTGAATTACATTCCTGAGAAAACCGCTGATTTCGGTGAGTATGTCGGGGGTAACGAGGGTCGCCTTATTGGCGAAATTGGTGGAGAATTTATTACAGATTTAATTCCTTTTGGTCTTATTGCAAAAGGAGTTTCTCGTGGTCGTAAAGGGGCTCCTTCTAAGGTTGATGTAGTTCGCTCTGAGGCTTCCGCAGCCAAACCCACGCCTCAACAGATTGAACAAGCCGTTACTACATACAAGCCCAATGATGGTCTTGATGGGCAGATGAATCTGTTTGAGCCTGAGGTGGAAGGCAGGGGCATCTCTCCTTATGAAGCTACGTCTGGTGACTGGCGTATTGACGAGAATGGGATGCCTGTCAGGGTGGACCTGTCTCTGGAACTCCAGAACCTCCAGAATCCCTTGCAGCGTAACCTGTGGGGAGATGAGCTTGATCCGGGAGACTTTGGGCGTGATCCTACAGCCACTCTTCCCATGGATCGGGACATTATGGGCTATCCCAAGATGTCTGAAAATGTGGTTAACAGAACGGACCCAGAGGCTGCTATTCCCTTGACAGAGGCTATTGACTCTATGGGATGGGCACAGAAGCGTGGAGCTATTCGCAAGACCCAGCTTGGCCGTGAAATGGAGGCTAGTGGGGAACTGGAAGCAGCTAAAATGGCTGCTGAAGCTCCTCAAGGCTTTAATGCTCGTATGCGCAATCAGGGTGGAGCAATTGATCCTGATGTGTTCCTCAAGGACTTCCCTGAGTTTGTCTCTAGCGCCATCAAGGATGCTAGTGGTAAGCTGAAGGCGTTGTATCGAGGGGTTCGTGAGGACTACTCTGGTCCAGAGCGCCCAATGCTTGGAACTCTGGGTGAGGGTATCTACCTCACAGAGAGCACAACTCTGGCTAACAACTATGCTCGTGGTGGTGAAGCTGGCCGGCACGTTAAGTCTGTGTATGCAGACATCAAGCAGCCGTATGAGATTGAGATGGGTTCACCTGAGCACCAAACCCTCCTGCTGTCAGACAGGGGTGCTAGGAAGGCCTTTAGCGACCAAGCTAAGGCTGCTGGCTATGATGGTGTTATTATCAAGAATGGCAATGAGCTGAAAGAAGTTGTAGCCTTCCGTCCAGAACAAGTTCAGAACGCTTTCTCTACTCCGTCCAGCCGTATTCCTAAGAGTCAACGGGGGGGTGTTTATTTTGGTAAGGATGAAGTAAAGATTGACAACTCTCAAGTTGCTGAACAAGGTTCTTTGATTCCTCCTAATCCAGAGATTGCTAAAGTCTTGGAGAAAGCCGCTACAGAGAAAGATGGTAAGCAGTGGACCTACGTCCAGAGTGGTTCTACTTCCACTGCTATGAAAAGTAAGTCTTCCGCTATTAAGGCAGCATCTGAGATTGTTCAGAATGCCTTGAAGCGCGCAGACTTGGCTATCCGTAATGCTGTGTTCCCTGCTGAGGGCTCTCTACGTCGCCTGTCCAAGACTGAAATCACTGAGCTTGGAACTCTGATGAAGGATGAGATGTTTAGTGGTGAGCGGTATGATGGCAACGTCCTTGCCCGTAACCTCTCTGTTAAGCAGCTTGAAGCCTATCGCAACATGCGTGATTTGTTCGACAAGACTCTGGATGCGCAGAATGAGGCACGTCTTGCCAAGGGTCAAGAGCCCATCAGTCCTAAGGAAGCTTATCTTTCCAGTCGTTGGGAAGGAGACTTCCGTCGTCCTGTGTACGACACTAACGGCAAGCTGGTGTGGTATCTTGCAGCCAAGAGTAAGATGGGGCTTGAGAGCCAGTCCAAGGCATTGAAAGCACGTTTCCCTGACCTGTTGATAGACCCAAAGAAGGACCACACGGTTACTTCTAGCCAGTCTAAAACCGATCTGCAAAGTATGTACAGCACTATGCTGGATATTCTTGGTAGGGATGATCCTGCCATTCAGAAGATTCAGAAGGCCATTGAGGAGCAGACTGTTTCTCAAGGTGAGGCAACGCTAGCTCAAGAGAAGCACTTTGAGAAGAAGGCAAACATCCGTGGCTTCACTGGGGATCGTCCGGGACAGAGTGGGGCTGCTGAAGCCATTGCAATGTTCCAGCAACAGATTCAATATGCCAAGAATGCTTTTAAATGGTCTGAGATGCAGAAAGCTGCTGAGGACATTAAAGCCATTGTGGCTGACCCTGTTCTGCAAGAGACTCAACCCAACAACGTAAAGTACATTCGTGAGTATTTCAAGAATGCTATTGGTATGGGGGAATCACAAGTTTCCCGTGCTGTTGGCGATGCCCTTCGCACTGGATTAGGCGTTAGTCCCAAGGTGATTGACCAAGCTGTGGGCAACATGAAGAGTTTCTTCATTATGCAAAAGCTGGCAGCCTCTCCGGGCTACATCCTGTCCAACATGATTCAAGCTGGTAACACTCTTCCCTATCTTGCTAACCTCCGTAGTCAAGGCTACAAGGGTAACATTGGTAAGGCTGTGTTGATGGGTTATCCTGCCGGCATGGCTATGGGTGTGGCCCACATTCTTAAAGCCACTGGTGGAGAGTATGTGGATCGTCTTCCTAACCAATTCTTTAAGGACGCTTTCCAGTATGCGGAGCAAAACGGTGTTACCGCTCGCTCTGTGTATGACGAAGCTCCCTTGCAGGCTGGATTTGGTGTGCTCCCTAACGTGGCTAACGTTGCGGCTAAAACCATGACTGTCCCTGAAACGTTTGTTCGTGCAACAGCCTTTATGACTTATGCACAGATGTTGAAGGACAGCGGTAAGTTTACGGATCAGAGTAAGTTGTTCCAGAAGGCTGAAGAACTGGTTAACATGTCTATGGTGGATTACAGAGAGACAGAACGTCCTCTGTTGTTTGCCAAGGCGGGTACGGCTGGTAACTTCATGAACACTCTCCAGACATTCCCCATGAGTTTCTATAACCAATGGGCATACATGCTGAAAGAGGCCGTCGAAGGGCGACCTGCGGGCTTGTTGGCGCTAGCAGCATTCCAATATGCTGTGGCCGGCGCAATGGGCATTCCGGGCTTCCAAGATGCGGAAGAGCTTTACAAGTACATCAAGAACAACCTTGTGTCTACAGGCACTTGGAACGAGATGTCTAAGAGCCCCTTCCTGTCTGATCCTAAGCTTTGGATGATGGAGAACCTAGGAAACAGCTCTGTCTATGGTGCTTTGTCAGATCAAACTGGTTTAGGTATTACCTCTCGTGTGGCTGCGCCGGGTGCTGGAGCAATGCTTCAAAGCCCTGTGGGCCCCATCAAGGACATTGCTAAACAAGTGGGTTCTGCTGCTAGTGCTCTTATGGACCCTACAAACCCAACCAAGGTTGCTCAGGCAGCCATGAACTCTGCTCCCGTGGGCTTACAAGGCCTGTTAGAGACAGCCCCGTTTATGGAAGGTATTACATACAATACCAAGCCTGATGGCACCAAGGTGTTTATGAAAAACTCTGACCTTGAGGATCGTTCTGGTACTTATGCTAGAACCCCTGAGGAAGTGAACATTCGTAAATGGGGTGTCCGTAGCCAGAAGGAAGTGGTGGAGAGAGATGTTGGGTATGCTACTAAACTAGCAAACCAAACTCTTGACAAGAAGTCTAGTGAGCTTGGCTCCAAGATTTACAACGCTGCCCGTAATGGAGACACGGAGAGGGTTAAAGAACTTAACCAACTTTATATTGACATCACGGGTAGTGCTCTCCCTGCTGAAACCTTTAACAGGGAAATCAAGGAAGAGTTCTACACTGACATTCAGAAGAATGCTCCCTCTGGTAACACCAGCGTGAGGAAACTAATGAATGCTGCCAAGATGCAAAAACTATTGGAGTCTCGCTAAGGCTCGGAGGAAACAATGAAACTGTCAGAGCAAGGAGCACATAAGCTTGCTGTTAGAGAGGGAATCAGGACAAAAGCCTATTTAGATACCAAAGGAATCCCAACCATTGGTATAGGACATACCGGGCCAGAGGTTAAACTTGGCCTTGTGTGGACACTAGAGAAGGTGATGTCTACCTTTGATGAAGATGTTAAGTGGGCTGAGGATGCTGTCAACACAGTGACTACTCCCCTAACACAGAATCAGTTTGATGCCTTGGTATCCTTTGTGTTTAACATTGGTGCAACAGCTTGGCATAAAAGCACTATGAAACGTCTTCTGAATGCTGGAGATGTTAAAGGTGCAACAGCACAGTTTGACCGATGGGTAATCCCTAAAGAAATTACCAAACGCCGTATGTCAGAGAAGGCTCAATTCTCAAGTTGACAGACGTGAAAAAGCCCCCAGTCCTTGTGGATATGGGGGCTTTTCTTTGCCTGTTACTCTTTGTACTTCATCAAACCTAACCTGAAAATAAACAAGTCAAGTGCAATCATCCAATGAACGTCTTCATCGTCTTCTACACTGATGTGTTCAATTCCTAGTTTAACACCATTGATAATTTCAAAGATAAACGCATAGGGGGATTCGTCAGCTTCCACAAGTCCCTCCTCCCGTAAGGTCACAGATGTCAATAGGCATCTCATCATAAATGGCGTCCCTATGCTTAATTGCTTCTTCATAAGGAACAGCCGTCAGGGGCTGACCTCCTCGACTTCCATCTGGATAGCAAGTAAAACCTCGGAGTCTTGGGGCATATTTTGCAAGAGTTTCTGCAAATCGTTTAACATCTCCTTCGCTGTTGCCCTTACTACCCCATGCTGGTAAATTAATGGTACTTGAGATGGACATATCCACGTAGTCCTGAATATCCGCTTGGAATTTGATTCGTCGCTCATAATTGGTACTTAGGTCTAAGGCAGACTCGATAGAATCTGGTTTAACTCCAAATTGGTCGATGAGTGTTTTTGCAGTTCCATCAACAACAAATTGATGCTTCCATTTGGTTCCCTCTGTAAGGAAGCGTCGTTTATAAGCGACTGCAAAGAGAGGCTCAATTCCCGTAGTTGTTCCGGCAAGGATTCCAATGGAACCTGTTGGAGCAATTGCGCGATAAGCAACGGGTCTGGAGATGTAAAATCGGTCACAATGTTCATTTGCTGAACGTTCTGATTCTGATTCATATACTTTTAACCATTCATGTAGTTCTGGAGTTACTTCATATCCGTAGGATCGTTTGAGGAGCCACTCGTGTAGGCCCATCAAGCCGAGTCCGAGTCTACGATTCTTTTCTCGGACTTTGTAAACCTTTTCGTAAGGCAAATCAGCCCGGAGTGTTCCGCAAACGAGAAACTTACTTGCCAACTGTACAACGGATTTGAACTCTTCCAGATTTGAAATATTGCCAACATTGACGCTCCCAAGATTGCACACGTCGCTGTCATCCTCTGACGTAACCTCCGTGCAAGCATTACGTAGGGTTTCATTTTGTTTATCACCAAAGTTAAAGCTAAAGCCCGGCTCTGCTGTAGAAAGGGCTTGATGGACATTCTTTAAAAAGACTGCGTTGTTTTCCAATCCACCAACCAAAGCAGCGTCATCATAGTTGACACTGATATTGGTCATGTCTAGAGTTGCAGGATAGTTAAAGTCTTTTAGCTTGGCCTCTTTAACATCTTCAGACCAATTCTTAATAGTTAAGAAGTCATGAATGTCGTCGTGAGCCCAATTCAAACTAGCGTAAATCGCGCTACGTCTGCTACCCCCCTGCATCACTCCGCGACCCGCTTCATTAATCATTTGCATTAATGGTAGTGGACCCGAAGCAATACCGCCTGTCTTACTCAGAGGACGACCTCGGGCACGAAGGCGGGAATAATCCGCACCAATACCACCACCGGTCATCAAGCAAGAAACTGAGCGTTGCATCAATGCAGCCCACTCTTCACGGGTATCCTCTTCTGCACGAAGAAGGAAACAGTTGTTGAAGAAGCTATGCCCACGTCCACTATACCAGATGTAACGACCGCCGGGATAGAAAAGACCACGACGAATATAGTCTTCTAGCTGCTTTAAATCCTCTTTACACATTAAGGGGCTAGCTTTGCCCCATCGACTACCACAAACATCTTCTACAATATCATGAGCACGTTGTGCCCAAGTCTCGCCCGGAAACTTTGCATATTTGTGATTAAAGATTGTTTGGGCAAAACTGTTACGAAATTCACTTTGACTCAAGATGTCTCCAGATTTTATTGTTCCAAATATCGAGAACGTTTGTTTTAGAGGTATTAAAAATCCACGCTACTTTTCTAGAAGAAAGATCACCTTGCATCTCTCTAATAGAAAGAACTTCATGTTCTTTTAACTTAGAGTTGCCACAGGCTTCGCCTTTAGCCTGTCGCTTTTTATTTACCATGTCTTGGGAATTGTCTTTGTGAGTTCCAATTTTTAGATGATCTGGATTAACACACTTCTTGTTATCACAAAGATGTAAAACTACTTCACCTTTCTTAGCATCCATAACGGCTCTATGAGCATAAGAAATCTTCCCATTTAACCAAGTAACCCCATATCCCTCACTATTAATCGCTCCCTGCCAATTAATACACTCACTCATACCTGTTTAATAACTACCTCTTGTTTATTACTACCAATTAATTTTTCTTGTTCTACAAGAGCTTTATCCCTAGCAAGAGCACACAACTCACATCCTCCCTTACGCATCCAGAAATTATGGATGGTACACTTGTATGGATGTGGAGGACGTTTAGGCTTGTTCTCGGTCTTCGAGGTCTCGGTCATGCTTCGTCTTCTTCCATTGTTCTAGTTCTTTTTTGGTTTCAGTCTCTTCAAGAATACGTTGAATGTATTTCTTTTTGTAACCTTGTTCTTGAATAGGCTCAGTAATCTTGTGATCTTTATTTTTCATTGTACTGCACGAAGTAGCTCTTGTCGCTTCTCTTCACATTGCTCTTCAAGGAGGTCCACCAACTCATACATGTCAATCTCAAGGATGTCTAGAAGTTCTAGAGCATCCAAGTTATGTGCAATTAGGTCTTTTAGTTCATCGTTCATTTAACATTTTTTTCATAAACCTCAATGGCCTTTTGGATGAAGTGTCCTGCCTTACGCAAGTCTTCCACTCCACCCTTATGCTGCCATCGAGCAATGTATTTCAAAGCAGTTCCTTCCAGATAACCAAGACCCCAAGCAGTGATAACATCCCAAGGCTCGTGCCCTTTAAACCGCTTGTAATGGTCCCCAGCAATCTGAATGTCGTTAGCAGAACTAGGCGAGCTAGTTCTTTCTGGTTGATTGGGACTAGTTAAAGCATAGTCCCTAATGTCGTGTTCGTTTAACATAAAATTTAAAGGTATTTCCTCATACTGGCTCATACTGTTCTTCAAACTGTTTAATCAGCTCCGGAGCCATGTGCTCATGGTCATCAGGAATATTTAACACCTTAACCTTGCAAGGATAGTTGTCCAAATCATAATGAGCATGGACCATGTCGTAGTTTTCTTTGTTTACAAATACTACTTCTTGCGCCCACAAAAGTAGTTCAGGAGAAACAGGAATGAGCGCAAAAGCAAAGCTACCAGCACAGCGAGTATTGTATTTCTTAGCGTAAAGCCGTGCAGCAGTAGCACTGCGAAGAATACCGGCAGAACAAACAAACAAAACTCTTTTATCAGAGCCTTGAAAGGGATTGCTGTAAGGTGCATGGCTTTTCCAGATAGCATCAGTGTATGTAAGTTTCTCAGTCATTTGTAAATCCCATATTCACCAGTCCATGGATTGTACCAACCACCTTCAATTTTAGGAATTGCATTCCCAAAAGGGACTTTACCCAAGATAATCTTTTTCATTTATATTTCCGATTTAACCAATCCAACGAGCAATACATCTCATCGAAGGCTCCGTCATTGACTTCGTGTAGGACGAGGAAACCACGCCAGTGTTTATTACCTTGTGGGCCCATATAGTCTTCATCGTGTTCATAACAGGAACCAGCGATGATGGAGGTCACTGTTTTCCCGTCAGCCCGCGTTGCATACGCCACTTGCTTACCCTGCTGGTGACCGGCGATGCAAGACATATTAGCTTTGCGTAGCTGTGCCGCAGCAGTAGAAGCGGGCCTACCAGCAACACCTGTAACGAAATAATGAGAGTAAGCAATACCATCGACCACAACAACGTCAAGGAAAGGGTGAACATCCCAACCAAACTCTGCAAATTGAAGGTCGTCCACAGAGAGAACTCCTTCCAGTTGTGGGGAATCGTTGATGGCTCGGTTAATACGGTTTTCGTGATTTCCCAGAGTAAGGATAAGCTGAGGCTTATAGAGTTTTTCTTTGTTTCGTCGTGCTTTGTCATTGAATTCCCATAAAGGACTTAATAG